AACGCCGAAAGACTTGCAGAAGTCAGTAACAAGCGCGAGGACTGGTTAGAAGCCGCCCGCCTATGGAAAGCGGCAGGCGATAAGGTACGGGAGCGCGAGTGTTTACAAGAAGCGAACGAGAGGAAATAATAAAAGGTGAAAGAATATCCGACACAAGCGACCCTAAACAAGTACGCCCTGACCGGCGAGGAACTTAAATTAAGAGAAGAATAGGAGAGAAAATGACACACAACAGAAAAATGCAGATCCTCCTTTTCATCCCCTTCCTGGTTATCCTGATTTTCGGAGGGGTGATATTCCTTCCAGCCTGCCTGATAATAGGCCCAAGGCGAGCAAGTGAGTTTATGAACCGGATAACAAACCCGGTATTGAAATATTTTTAATGTTTAACCAAAAATCAGAAAAATGACAAAAGAAGAAATTGAAAAAATGGCAGAGAAAACAGCCTTTGAGGTATCAAATATCTGCAATCCTGAAGAAACAAATCTTTATTTTAGGATGTTCCGCAAAACCCTCATCGCAATCAGGCTCGAACTAATTTCAAAAACAAAGGCCGGAATTGCAGATGCAGAACAGCAATATAAATTTCTGGATGAGACTATGCATGATGTTCTGCTTGCTCCGATTGAACTTGAAGCAAAAAAATAAATAATTGTTTAACCCTTATCNNACTTTTGTAAAGCGATTAGGAAAGGCACTTTAACAGGGTGCCTTTTTTGTTCAAAACTTCCTATTGACAATCATGTAATTACTTTCTATCTTTGTTGTCGCAGGTTTCATCAGTTCTTCTTTTCATGGGTTAGGATTGTGCCGGGAGCCAGGAGAGTGATCGCAGGGGAGAGGTTCCCGGCTTAATTAAGCAGAGATGGCAAGCAAGGCAAAGACAAAAGGAGTTATCATAAGAATCGTTCCGGCAGGGACTTTCCTTAATCTCACTTCCGCTGCAACTAAATCACCAAAGGACCCGAAAGAGCTAATCAAAACAGTGGGTAAGAATTGAAACGAATACTTTACATATTATCACTTCTGCTTATCTGCTCAACCATGTCAGCTCAGAGCTATTCCTATGAACAGCAAAAGCATCAGGGGCAAATACTATGCGTCTCTGGATTGTCGTTAATTGTCGCCTCTGCTGTTACATTCAATAAGTCAACTGAGCCGAGAGTAAATATCGGTGTTGCAACAGTCGGACTAATAACAACGGCAATAGGCATAGTTCAGTTGAGAAGCAATAAGCAAATATCCGTTTATGCTCTTAAATGCAATAAGACAATTACTCCAGGAATAAAGATAAGGTTTTAAACATGGCAGCACTAAAAGGCAATAAAAACGCAGTTGGCAATAAAGGAGGTCGCCCAGCATTATTTAAAAGTCCCGAGGAACTTCAGTCAAAAATTGATGAATACTTCAATGGAGGGGCGCACAAAAGAACATTTATAACACTCTCCGGGCCTGTCGAATTAGCACAGACAACTATTTGTGGACTTGCGTACTTTCTCGGATTCTCCAGCCGTCAATCACTTCTCGACTATGAAAAAAATATTGAGTTTTCTGACATTATAAAAACCGCAAGGCTTAGAATCGAAATGAATTATGAAGAATTATTGCTTGACAAATCTCCAACAGGTGCAATTTTTGCCCTTAAAAATATGGGTTGGACGGATAAGCAGGAAATAGATCATACTGGCATCCCTGAGAAAATTGAGATTTCAGTGGACAAGACAGAAACAGGAGAAACATTGAAAAAGCTCCGCAATGCCAGCAAAACTTACTAATGTATTTCATCGCACCGGGCAAGCTCTTTTAAATGCCATCAACGGGACAGGCCCCAGGTTGATAATAAACCAGGGAGGGCAGGGATCATCAAAGACATACTCAACCCTCCAGGTTATTTACAACTTACTTAAATCAGATGTTCCTTATAAAGTTACATTTTGCTCCTATGCCTTGCCTCATCTAAAACAGGGTGTAGTATCTGACTTTGATAAGATACTTGTTTCATTCGGTGAGAATCTCGGAGATGTAAAGAGCCAGCCGGCACAACCTGTTTATCATGTTGGTAATTCAGAGATTAATTGTTATGGTGTTGAGGGCAATCTGGCCCTTGCTCATGGTCCACGCCGGGACATTCTTTTCATCAATGAATGTAACAGAAAGATCAGTTATGAGGTATTCGATCAACTATTCAGCCGTTCACAGATAACCTTCCTCGACTTCAACCCGGCGACAGAATTCTGGCTGCATGACATGGTAATACCAAACTTCCCTCATGTTTTAATCAAATCAACATTTCTGGATAATCCCTATTTGCCAGACAGTGAACTTGCAAATATCCTGATGAAAAAAGACAAGCCAGGATTCGAGAACTGGTGGAGAGTGTATGGTGAAGGGGAACTCGGTAAGCTCGAAGGAGCTATTTTTCAAAATTGGAGATTCGGGGAATTTGATAATTCCTTACCCTTTGGATTTGGCTTGGATTTCGGGTACCAGGATCCTGATGCGATGACTAAAGTTGCAGTTGACAAGAAGCGGAAGATAATCTATGTTCAGGAGTGCATATACAAAGAGGGTAATTCAGCGGAGCAGCTCCGGGGCATGGTTAATCATCATGTAAAGGACAACAGGCTTATTGTTGCTGATGCTGCCGATGCAAGGATGATAAACGAACTATCCAGGTACTTCAACATTAAACCAGTCAATAAAGCGAAATGGACGGTAGCCGAGGCAATAAAGATGATGCAGGATTATGAGATAGTTGTTACAGAAGATTCGCATAACCTGGCTAAAGAACTGAGTAACTATATCTGGAGTGATAAGAAGTCAGGTACTCCGATAGACGCATTCAACCACTTAATTGATTCATTCAGGTACTACTTTATGAATAGTCAGATAGCTGAGTTCTTTGTGATTTAACATTGTTCATATCTTTTTTATTATTGTATTGATATTTTGATTTAATTTTGCTTTGACATTGTGCGGGTGATTTGTGAAGTAAAGACACGACTGTGAGTATTTGGGAGAAATTCTTAGCAAGGTTCGGGAAAAGTCGATTGTTTGAAACCATATTCAGGACAATAGGTAATGCACCTATTTACCCCGACGACAAAATTGAGACATACCTCGACGGCTACACATCAAACAACGATGTGTTTTCTATTATAAATAAGACTGTACAACCGGTGACCCGCATCCCGGTTTTGTTTGTTGATAAGGATGGCAACGAACTACCCGACGCAAAACCACTGAAACTATTACAAAGGCCAAACCCGTTTCAATCACAGTCTGACTTTCTGGAGGAGGCATTTGACTGTTATCAGGTATTCGGTAATAGCTATATAGCTGGTCCCGGCCCAGAGAATGGTCTTAATGTCGGGATACCTATACGGTTGGATATACTTCCTCCGATATGGACTTCAAAGGTCGTTGGTGACTTCTTCAATCCTATTCTTGGTTACAAACTTGAGCTATCCGACAGGCTTGTAGATTACAAACCCGACGAGGTTATGCACTGGAGGACGGCAAATATTGATTATGATTCGCTCGGTCGCTGGATGTATGGGATGAGTCCTTTAAAGCCATTACTAAAAGCAATGACAACCAGTAACTCCGGTTATGATAGTCTTGTATATGCCTTTCAGAATATGGGTGCTTATGGGATTCTTTCTATGCTTGGCGAAGGAGGACCGGAAGGCAAGATACAGGCCGAGGCAGTGCAGAATAAGTTTAAAGAGAAGTATGCAGGTAACTCAAAACGGGGGACTATTGTTATTACAAACCAGGATCACAAATGGACCTCATTCGGACTTTCCCCTGTTGACCTGAATATTATTAATTCAATGGGACTAAGCAAGGCAGCGATAGCTGAGGTTTACGGCGTTCCTACTGTTTTGCTTTCAGGATCAAATGACAAGACTTATGCCAATTACAGGGAAGGGGAAAAAATACTTTATCAGGATACCATTATTCCGCTTTTCGATTCATTCCTCCAGAAGTTCACTGACTGGCTGGTGCCAAAATACGGCGACGAGTATAAAGGCTGCAGGTTCGTAGCTGACTATTCAGTTATTGATGTTCTGAAGGCTGATATAGCTGCTATTGTCACGGCGATGAGTCAGGCGGGAGTATTCACAAAGAATGAGATCAGACAAGCTGTTGATTACGGTGCTATTGAGGATCCGCTTATGGATGAAGTATGGACAGGGATAGGACAGGCACCTTTAAGCCAGACTGTCATTGACGTTAATCAGGCCGATGCGAATTTAAAGATGCTTGGCCTTAAAGATTACAGGTTAAAATGAAAACCGTAAAGGTTTCAAGAAGTAAGATACGTTCTTTCACATCATTGTATAAAGGGGAAGCGCAAAGGGCTTTACTAAAAACCTTTGAGCCTATCCGGGAGAAAGCAAAGACAACTCCGCCAGAAGCATTAAAAAGGGTCGTGCCGCACCTGGTTGACGACAAACATATACAGGGGATGCTTCACGGGCTTTACAAAAACGTCTGTGTTGATTTTGCCCGTGACATAACAAAGGCGATCAATGCAAAGAAAGATGATCAGCTTGAGATGTTTTTCTCCCGGTATGCTTACGAAAGGTCAAAGAAGATTGCCGGGAACATCAAAACCACCCTTGAGGAAAACATTAACCTGACTATTGACAGGGTGGTAGAGAATATGACAAGGGGAGGTGCTTCGGTTGTCGATATTGCTCAGGGCTTGGCTGATGAACTTGAAGGCGAGTTTATCAATATAGCATCATGGGAGGCGCAGCGGATAGCACAGACCGAAGTGATAGGTTCTGCAAACTACGGCAGTTTTGAAGGCGCAAAACAATCTGAGGTCGAGGGGATGCAGAAAGCATGGATCACTTCAGGTAATGCGAATGTCCGGGAAACGCATAATTATTACCAGAGTCTCGGAGCCGTCGAAATGGATTACGAATATAATACCGGACTTCAATTTCCCGGAGATCAAAACTGTGACGACCCTGCGGACGTGATAAATTGCCACTGTACAATTATCTACACATTTGAATAAGATATTATGGAAACACTATTAAAAATAAAAAGTCAATTCGAGATCAAGGAAGTTGATACTCAGAAAGGTATCATTCTTTGTTACCCGTCTGTTTTTAATGTTGTTGACTCTGATCGTGAAATGGTTATGCCCGGAGCATTTACGAAGACAATCTCCGAGGTTGGTCCCGGATCGGCAAAGCCACGCATAAAGCATTTATGGCAACATGACCGCTGGCAGCCTATCGGAATACCTCAGTCAATGGAGGAAGATAAAAAAGGCCTTCTGGTCGCTTCCCTCTTTGGCAAAGATCAGTTTTCTCAGGACAAATTACAGCAGCATATTGACGGGATAAT